GGCTCGCCTGCTTTAATCTTCGTTCTATCTGTTCATCCGGGATAAGATTATGCTCACTCAGGTACTGTTCTTTACTTGCATATACCATAAGACCACCGCCTATTCTGTCCTATCTTCCTTTGGTTCATCTGCTGTTACTTTCTCTTCCTTGGGCTTGTCTTCCTTTGCCTTACCTGTTTTCTTTGACCTAATAACCTTTGGTTCAAAGGTCAATCCAATTACTGTATCTGCCATAATGATTCCTCCTTAATTATCCTTATGTGATACATATACCCCAGCGGTCTTATTCTCATATACATGGCCATAAAGATTATTATTACGATACTTGAATACATGACTATCGCCATCCTGGTCCTGATCTGGACTAAAGTACTTAATATACTGATCCATAGCTGTTACAGCTGCAGACTTCTCTACACATAAGAAGTTAACATTCTTAGCCGGCTTAGTTGTCATCTCGTAATTTTCAACCTGTGTTCCACTTGGACTACTAACAGCCTTATAATTGCCCTCACTTTCTTTTGTGTAATAAGTCTTACCCGGCTGTGGTGATGTATCCTTTGATAATGTATAAGCTGCCTTAGTCTTTTCATATCCATATGAATTCTTACCATCATGAAGGGTTATTGATGTGTACATACGTGACTGTGGAACTGATATGATCTGAGAAAATCTCTTAAGTACTTCTCTTGATTTAGTTGTATCCATATCGTCCGCAAGAGAAGCTAATGTAGGTGTGATGAATAAAATACGTGATTCCATAGGAACTTCATCCTCATCCATCTTATTAGCACAAGCTCTTAACGCTGTTATTAATTCAGCTCCTGTTTCAATATTCTCTTCCTTTACTGTTATATCCTTAGTTCCACAGATTTTAGCAATACGCGCGGCATCTGTTTCCGGAATAACCTTTGTTCTTAAGAATTCGCTTGATAACTTGGCAAATGGCTGTGCAAGTGTTTCATCATTATCAAGACGGTCGATTCTTAAATCCTGTGAACGTTCCTTATCGTACTTAACTGTTTCCCATGTAAGTGAAGTTGAACCCTTTGTATAACCTGACTTTCTATCAAAATCACCAAGTGCATCCATATCAAGCTTCGCAATCTTGATTTCACCGTTATTGCCTTTTCTTACTGTTGTTTCATCACCATCTAATACTGAGGTCTTTGCACCTTCCTTATACACCTCATCAAGTATTGGAAGGTATATTGTAGATAATTCGATATTATTCATATAATCCTATTCCTTTCTTTACTGCTTTGGCTTTAATCCGAATAACTTTCTTATCGCATCATCATTACCCGGATTGCCATTTCCATTGTTACCAGGAGCACCTATCTGGAAGCCAGCATTGTTCTCCATACTTGGCTTAAGTGCTGGTACATCTTTAAGTACCTGCTCAAGTGAAGCTTTGATATTATCTTCAGACACCTTTCCATCCACACCCTTTACCTTGCTGAAATCAGCCATCTTAAGCACATAGGGAAGTGTCTTAGCTTCTATACCAAGTGTCATTGCTACCTTTGTAGCTGCAAGCTCAATCTGAGCCTGTTCAGCAACCTTATGTGCTGCTGCCACTTCATTCTGAAGATTAGCATTAGCGTTCTGTTGCTGTTCTGTCTGCTGCTGCTTATTCTGTTTAAATGTCGCAATAGCCTGACTTATCTCATCTTCTGATAATCCCTGCTGCTGAAAATAGCTTTTAAGCACAGCATTCTCTTTCTTGGCAGTCGCATTATCCAGCATTGCTTGTATCTTGTCATAATCAACACCAGCCGCCTGCTGATTATTCTGATTACCCTGCTGTCCTGCCTGTCCATTGTCTCTTCCAGCGTTCTGGTCGCTGTTACCATCTCCGCCCTCTGCGAAGAGCTGTAAATTCATAGGTAATGTCTTTCTCATCATCTATCTCCTTTCTTCCGTTTACCGCCCGTCGGCATTTCCCTAAAGTTTAGTGCCATTAAGTTTTGGGCATAAAAATAGCACCCACAGCGTATTGCTATGCGTGCTTATTAACTAATATTAAATTGTGTTGCACCGGTGCAACTTACTCTATTTTCTAAAGTTCTATTAAGATGTATCCGCCATCCCGTGTATCTGACATTTTAACTATCTACCTCCTCCGGATAATTATACTTCATTAAATCTCCCTATGTTCTTATCTCCACCAAATTCTTCCATCAACATTTCCTGATGTTTCTTGTGTGATAATTCAGAATAATACTTACGCTGTTCCTGCGTAGTTGCTTCTCTTCCCTTTTGCAGCAACTCTTTATATTCTATAATCATGCTAAGCATAGGTTCTTCTAATCTCAATGCCAATCTACGATTAGACTGATTTAATTCCTCAATATTTTCTAAAATCTTCCTTTGCTCATCATTACTGATTATTTTATCAAACCGTGACTTTAGGCTCTTAATTTCATCATTGTTTTGTTCTATTAAATGATTCGTATATTGTATTATACTTTCTCTTTCACTTTGATTACGCATACAACATTCTCCTTTAATACCCCACTAGAATCTTCTAAATCCTCTGGAAAATATAGATACTCACTATGTTTTGATAAATAATCATATTTACTTTCCTTTATCACTTCAACCACTTCATACTTTGAACTACTTAAAACCTCTGATTCATCAGTCCCAAATAAAGATAAATGCTGCACACCAACAGCCGTTTCATTTTTCTCGCATTCAAGTATAACAGAACTTCTCTCGTAATCGCTTATTCCGCCATATCCAATGGCAGTACCTTTGTTACTCGTCCAGCTCTCTATTATACCTCTTCTTGGTAGTTCATCACCTTTTTTCAAATCGCTAAACATTCTAACATCTGAGTTGTTCAATATCATTCCTCTGCTTATACTGCCTTCGTATGTTGGCATTCTGTCAATTCCATCTCTAATTGTTTTAGCTGTTTCAGTTTCTCCATTCAGAATTGATGTATAATCACCACCAAAATACTCTTTAAGTGCCTCTTGAAGTTCTTTTGCTTTTTCATCCGAATACCCTGTATCTGTCTTAATCTGTTCAAGTGCTTTCTTATTAAACTTATCAAGTTCATTATCTGGAACTTTACCACTATATCCAGTATTTAACTGTTTTCTCTTTTCTTTCTGAAGTAACAGCTTATTCTTTTGTTTTTCAAATTTCTTTATTCGAATGTCTAAATCTTTTAGTTTATCAACCAAATCATCCTCAGAAACATCTCCAAAGCCATCCTCGATAGAATCAAATTCTTTGAACCAGTCATCATAAGAATATCCTTCTGTCATGTCGCTAAATTCTTTCTTAAGAGACTCTATTTTTGTATTCGTGTTAGTGATACTATCTTTTAATTTTATTTTATCATTCTTCTGTCCATTTGCAACAACATTCTCCCATTGTTCCTTCCTTGCCGCATACACTTTCTTGTTATCCGGGTCTAGGGAATACTTAGACAGCCTGTCAAACTGCTCCGCCATTCTGCCTGCATACTGCTGTTTCTGATCCTGCCTGTAGCCTTCCTTAACCTGCTCAAGCTCTTTCTTGGAAAACTTGCTATCAGGCTCATCATTCAACTCTGGGAAGTATGTTGTATGTACATCTTTACAATTTGGGTGGTAAAGCCCTGCTGCCATAGCAGAAGACATAAGTGGATAAGGACCATCAGATGCCTTACCTCCGCTCCACACATCATCTATAAGCACTTTACCAACAAACGGAAGGCATTTAGGACAGGCATTAGCACGCTTATTCATAATAACTGTACTAATTCCCCATGATTGTCTCATTTCGCCTTCTCCGGTCAGATAGGCACGCTTGCTGGCTGTCTGAATTGCCATCTTAGCATAATCCTTCGCTGTATGCCTTGCACCATTCGCATATTCTATGCAGTTAATGCCTGCCTTAAGAAAATCCTTTGTAGCCATATCTACAGCCTTCTCATATGTTCCTGCGCCTGTATTTGCATATACCTGTGCATTAAATATTATCTGTCTGTATTTGTCTTCGGACATCCTGAGCATTGCCTTCTCTGCTGTACCAAAATCATTCTTTGTGGCTTTTATCAGAGCTTCCAGTTTTCTTGTATTAAGCTTAAAAAAAGCACCTTCAGCGCCCTGTGACACCTTAGATGCTTTCAAGCCCTTCTTTAAGGCCCTTAATATCTTCTGTTCCTGTTCTGTACCGCCTTCCTGTCTGGCTGCAAATATCATTGCGTCAATAGAATCATTTATGTTACTGAACGACTTCGTGAACTTCTTTTTATTCTGTGCCTTATACTTTTCCAGAGCCTTAAGCTGTTCTACCTGCCACTGTGACCAGTTAAACCCCATATCTGTCTCTTCTGCTCTGTGGCTCGCAAGATTGCGCATCATAGAAGCAATCAGCTCATCTTCTATGGCTTTAAAGGCTTTCTCTATATCATAGTCTGTATTTAACATAGGCTACCTCTAAAAGCTTTCCACTTCAAATCCATCTAATTCCGTATTAAGTGCCGGCTCTTCCATATCTGATATTCCCTGTTCAGCCTTAAGCCTTGCAACCTCTTCCTGTTTCCAATCATCATCCTTAGTGTCTCCATACAGCTCATCAACGGACGCTTCCACACTCATGATGCCACCCTGCTTAGCTTTGCTTACTGTCTCAACTTGGCTCTCAAAGCTAGGGTTCGCGTATTCACCGAATGTTACATCAACATCAATTTCCTGTGTTGTTGCATTATTAAGTGTATCTATCGCCTGCAATGTCATTTTTACAAGCTTTGGAAGAACCTTCTGGAGCTGATTTACAATATTGTTTCTTGTGTACAATGTAGCCTTTTCTTTTTCTCTTGTAGCCTCTGCATTATCAAGTTTCTTTACATCTATACCTAATGTAGATGGGCTCATGATTCCCTGCAAACAAAGGTCCAAAGCCGTAATATATGTAGCAAGGTATCCTTCATGTGGTATTTCACTTTGTTCCCTCTCTATCTTATAACTTGCACCTTCTGCCATAGGAGACGAATACTGTATATAAGCGTTGTCAAATGAATTTGGCAGCATAACCTCTCCATTACTAGGATTTCTAGGAAGTAAATTCTCTGGTATATATTCCTTTGTGCGGTTATGTCTTAAAGCGTCCATCCACTGGCTCCATGCTTCATCCAGCGCGTCAAATTCATCTATCTTGCTGTCATATATGCTCTTGCCTCTGCCTTTAAATTTCGCTGATTTATAGAACATGAGCGGTATGGCCATCATAAAACTTTTATCTTCCCATGTTACAGGTCTTAAACCTGCAAGCTCCGGCACAGTGCTGATATCACATTCTTTATTATCTCTTGTGAGCATATATGTTATATAGCCTTTGCCATATGTTTCAAGCAGAATGTACTCTTGATTCTTAACTGTATATACTGTCTTAAACACAACCTCTTTCACTCTGCCGCGTTCTCTTATTATCTCTACCCTGTCGCCAGGATAAAACTCTATGATTGGATACTGACTGAGATTCGTGTCTATGGATAGCTTAAATGCTCCATCTCCAACAATAAGTGTATCTGATATTGCTTGCTTTATAAGCTCTGTAAAGTCATTTTCTTCCGCTATCTTATCCCAGTCTGACTGCCTACTGCCAACATCTACCTCGTTCATATCTGCAACAACAATACTTGCAAGCATATCAACCATCATTGCAGGTAATCCTACATGTATCTTTCTTATCGCTAATCCAGGAGAGCATTTTGCAGCCCAGAATCTTGTCTTGTCCCCATCAACCTGATCATACAGCTGTGACAGCTCTTCACTTACACCTCTGTACCATATCTGATTCTTAATGGCGTTACCTTCAAAGTCGAAGATTTCCTGTATATTAATTATTCCTCTCTGTGCCGGCTGCACACGCAACCATGTCCTTATTCCATCTCTTATCTTATCAGCCATAGTATTAAATATGCTCACCTCTCTCACTCTCCTATCTGTTCTCTACTCCAACTTTGTCCCTGTATGGTATCCAGCCATATTGCGTACTGTTTACCATGTGGTCATTTCCATCTTCCGGCTCACAGTCTTTATCTTCCAGCCAACTGTATACCTGCAGTTCCCCTGTGTAGTTCGTGCATGTATCTACAACATAATAACTTGGCTCTTTGCCCTTTTCGTCGTTAAAGGACATCCAGCCAAGCTGCAGGTTTATTCTGTCTATTATTGTTACTTTCTTGTACGCATTATTGAATATATACAGGCATTCGTGATGTTCTCTCTTATACTTGGCAAATTCTGTTATTGTTGCCTGATCAGCGTTATCAATAAAGGTGTTCTTTGCCATGCCGCCCCATTCTTTTCTGTTGCGTTCCAGGAAGTCTATGTAATTTCTTACTGTATCAGACGGTGCTATGGGGATATCAAGAGCCGCATTGTTATATACCCTTTCTGCCAGTATAATTAGCTTCCCTTTGTTTGTTATTCCCATATAGGACATTGCAATAGTATCAGGACTCTTAGTTGAATATGCCGTATCAAGACCGCTTGTATATATTACAAACCATTCTGTCTGCTTGTCGTCATATTCTCGCTTAATAAATGCCTTAGCCTGTTCTTTAGTAATAACATGCCGCCTGCAGAAATTAGAAAAGACAAGACCTGTAGCCTTGCCTCTTAATCCCAATATCTTGTTTTTATATATCTTGGTACCGGGAGGATAGCTCATTTTTTTCTGTTCTATCTTCTCTGGTGTCATGGATATATTATCTTCAAATGTGAAGAACCAATATACCCAGTCTTTAATAGGCTCACAACCGTTAAGGTCCTTCCATATCTCTTCAGGCACATCTGCCTTGTACTTATCAATCGGTCTTGCGTGATTGATGTACTCTGAATATATGGGTAATGTAGGTGCGTCTGGGTTAAGTGTACCGACAAAGTATTCACTTCGTCCGAATATCTCTCGTATGAAGTCTATGTTAGCTGTATTGCACTCATCTACCCACACACAACCAAACTGACTTCCAAGTGCATTTTTCCATTTACTGGCATTATCATAGCCAAGAATATATATTATCTTGGTACTGCTGCCAGTTTTAAATTTAATGTGTGGAAGTTTATTTTCTTTATCGCCATTACCACAGTATTCCAAATTAGGGAATATCTGAAGTAATCCCATATCTGCATTGATTATATTCTTCTCGATAACGCCTGTTGTATTACCAGCTATAACATGCAGCTTCATATCCGACTCAGCTACATTCATTATGAACTTCACAGCTACTGTTGTTGTCTTACCTGATGCAGTAGAGCCTTCAAGGAATTCTGCTCTTGCTGGTGTATCTATGTAATCCCAATACTTATCACTTAGAAGCATCAGGCTCACCCCTTGCCTTACGCTGAGCAAGAAGCTCTGATAGCTCGCTCCTGGTTGTATCGCTTACATTGGCTTCTATCTTGTCTGTAAAGATGCCTAAATGCTTGCCAAGAAGCTCCAATGCCCTTACCTTGTCACATGGCTTGACCTCTAATCCATCTCGCCCTTTCTTAATAACAGCTAATGCTCTCTTCTGTTCCTCTGTAAGTTCTTCTGTCAATACTGGCTCTACAGTCCTATATGTAACAGGTTTTCCATCTTCATCCAGTATATCCACAAGCATTCCGCCTACTTCTGCTTTCATTTTCTTTTCAACTACATGTGCATAATCTGCTGTATTAGAAAAAGCTATCAAGGCAAGTTCCCTGATAACTCTTTCCTGAGTTACCTCTGTACTCCTTGATAGCTCTTTTTGTCTTTTCGCTATATATTCCTGAACCTTAACATTCCTTAACAGTCTTGACGCTGTCTGTTCTGCTGTCTTTGGTGAATATCCTGCCCTAATAGCTGCCTGTGTAGCATTAAGGTCTATAAGATATTCTTCGCAAAACCTCTTTTGTTTATCAGTTAATGCCATACACTCAGCTCCTTTCTGGCATAATAAAAGACCTCATTTTAAAAACAAGGTCTTCACACTATATTACTTATTTTTTTTATAATATTTATCGTATTCAATTATATTACCAAAAAATTCTATTACTGACACTATCATAACAGCTATATCTAATGCTGTCAGCGTGCCAGTAAATATACTTTGTGCTAAATTAATACTTGTCAATACAATAACCACAAAATATCCTGCTACTTTCCAAGCCGAAACTGCATCATGTTTTTTATCTTTAGAAAATATTTTTATACCTCCTCCTACAAAAAACATTATAAATACGATAATTAATACAGATGAAACTGCTACTTTCATAAATATCCCCCCTTATATATTTTATATATCGTCAGGTTGCTTATATTTCTTAAGAGTTATTAAAAAAGACACCAGCCTTAAGCCAGTGTCTTACCGGGGGTATTAATATTTAATAATGGAGAAATCATGCTGTCCATCAAGTCCAGTTTAGATATTAACACAGACAAAACGAACAGAGCGAACAAACTTCAAATTTTTGCTAAAAATCTTTCTACTGCCATTCTGCAGCCGTCTGCTGTATGATGTTTTCCCATCTTTCTTGCTACCTGCACCCAGGATAAACCTTCTATGTATCTTAATGTTATAAGTCGTCGCATTCTGCTATTGTCAATTTCATTTATACATTGTTCTATTAGATTAATCTGTGCATCTATCTTTTCTTTAACATCCATCTGCTGCCGCTGTCGCACTAAAAGAAGTGTTCTCTTTCGTGAATATGCCGGATAAGGGAAGCCTTCTACAACAAAATGCTGCTTACCTCCGTTTCCACCGGTAACACTATCCTTTTCCGTATAGCCTTCAGCTTCCATTTTATCAAGTTCTCTTTGTATCTTATCAATTGCAGCCTGTATTTCCTGTTTCTCCTTAACCAGATCATTGTACTGCTTAAGAAGGTCTTTTATATTGTTATTTTTCAAGTTATTCATCACCTACCCTCTTCTCATCTGCTGCCAGTTTTTCCTTATCCAAGATTTCCAAAATATAATACTGCTTATCCGGAGAAGCTCCCCACTGTGGTCTCCCTTTTCCAATCCTTAATCTGCATCTTGCTTTTATTTCTTTAGAATTCTTTGAATAGCCATTACGGAAAATAATCTCCTGAATGCCTTCTTTTCTTATCTCCTCTGGTACTGCCTCTCCTTGCAATAACTCATATTCGCTTCTATCTAAGAAATTGTCTGGTGGATATAATGGATGTATGGTTATGGCTCCGAACAGGTTCTGGAATCTTATTTCATAATATTCTTTTATTTCCCGATACTCTTCTTTCTTCTCACCTGAAAGAATCATATCAAACCATTTTTTCTTGATTGGCAATATTAGCATTATGAATCACCTGCCTTTAATTTATCTAATGCTTTCATGGCTACTTCTAACATTGGTTTACTAGTTCCACAATTCTGGCCAGCATATGTACATTCTGTCTCTTTGAGATATCCGCACCCTATACATATCGCCTTTGCTACAGCCCTTTTCGAATCCTCTATAGCCTTATTTCTTTCCTTTCCTTTTTCAAGATAATCTGCAGCTTCATTGACATCATTATTGACTACTTTACTATTTAAAATTGCTGTTTTAAACATTTCAGCAATCTCCTTCTCGTCAACTCCGCATAAACTAGGAACATTTCTACTCATATCCCCAATGATTCTTATAAAGAAATCTTCAAATTTATCCTGCATAAAATGTATTTCAAATTCCTCTGGCATTTCTATTATTAATTTCATTTTTCATACTCCCTCCTAATAAACATCTCTCCATCGCACCAGAAGTATTCTTCTGTTGGCATATAATTCTCTATTATCGTCTTTCTATTGCATGTATATGTTCCGTCTGCTGCCACGCTGTTAGAACACTGCTCACAGCATGTATATTCATTCAGGTGCTTATGTCGTCTTCTGCTCATCCGGACACCTCTCTATCTCCACTGCAATACCGTCTTTCTTTGTTATTTTCCACATAATCGTCTCCTTCTACTTTCTCAAAATAAAACTTCACATTATCCGACATATGCTTTACTATACCAAACCGCTCCGCCACTTGATAAGGTATGCTGTCACGCATAAGCCTTTTATGTATTTCCGAAAGATACTTTCGAAATCCCTCGACATCTAAAGTGGCTTTATAGTGGTTGCAGCTCCTACAAGCTGGCATGTAATTTGAAATGTCGTCTGCTCCACCTATCCTAAGCGGTGTTGCATGGTCTACCTGCATATCTTTGTAAGCTATTTCTGTACCACAATAAGCACAATGTCCGTTATACATGAGATATACAGATTGTCTCACTTTTTTAGATATTGCTTTTCTTTTATTCATTCTTACCTCTCAATTCTTTCAGTTTTTCTCTTAAATCAGCTATCGCCCATAAATTACGATAAAACAATGCCAGAAGTCCTACTGTACTATCTATTTCTACTGAAAGCATAGAACCCATATATTCCTCAAATTCTTCATCTGATAAATCAGTTAAATCTACATTGCAAATATCTTTCATAAGACTTCTTGCAAGCTGCCTACTGTCAATGTCTAAATTGTAATCTCTGTATCTTGCATTACGCTTATTATCTATATAGCAACTATTATGTGCCAGTTCAATCATAGACATATCAGATGTATTTTTTCATTTGCCTTCCTCCTTCTGCTGCCATCTCTATTGTATTTATCCGCCGGCTTATAGAATGGGCAAGGCTTATCCTCCTTGGCGCAATACAGTTCTTTAAGTCCTTTACAGTCTCTCCGCTCAAGATTAGCCATTATACAATCTCTATTGACCATCATTACTACCTCCCTCAAAAAGTTCCTTTAATATTGCATTAGCCAATTTATCCAACTTTTCATCTATTTTTTTATCAAGGTCTTTCGATACCTCTTCCTGCTCTTTGTCTGTTAAAAGTGCCAGCTCACAGGCTTTCTTAATTCTTTCTTCAGCAAATGCCTTATCAATGCCTGTATTAAGCATTGCTCTATATACAGTCTGTATTACTGTTCCTAATTCTCCAACAAGTACCATTGGTGTTCCTTTTATTTCAATTCTACCTTTATCACATTTAATCATAATTATTCTCCTTATTAGGCAAATCTTAATTGCCCTGTCTTTTCCTCGTTTATACTGCAGTTAGGCATTCTCTGCGCTATACATAATTCTTTAAGGTTAGCCCTTACCAGTGCATTTGGTACCATTGGACTAACAGAATTGCCACATCTCTTAACCTGCTCCGCTCTTGGATATGTCTTTCCTGTGTAATCATGGTCAATTATGTAGTCGCTTGGAAATCCCTGGCACCCATACAATTCCCTAGGCTCTAACATTCTTAGTCCTATATCAACAATCTGGTATTCTGTTCCTTTTATGGTTACAAGACCGAATCTATCTTTTGTAGTTATTGTATCCAGTGGCTGCTTAATATCTTGTCCTGTAGCATCACCATAATACTTAACAAGAAATGCCCTTACTTCTCCGAAATGTCCATCACCTGCTGTTATAGTTGGAAGAGGCTTCTTTATATCTCTTCCGTCACAATGGTTATTCATCTGAATAAGGTTCGATAAAACCAGTCCATATCTGTTAGAACCATCTATAGTCATAACCGGATTATCTATCGTCTGACCTCTTACTTCTCCCTGATTCGTTTCGGAATGATACTGAATCAGTATTGGACTAATAAGACATTGTTGATTACCTGTGGTGATTGTATGTATCGGGTTTCTGCAATTTCCACCCGGATGATTTGTTGTATTAGTTCCCATATATGGTGCAAGCGTTGGTTCAACAATCCCATATCCATGTTTACCTGTAATTGTTGGCAATGGTTCTTTAATATCCAGCGGTCTTCTGTCTCCACCATGATTACACTGAACAATAAAAGGTTCTGGATTATCCAAAACAAATTTCTTCAAGCCTCTTGCGATTCTCTCCATTGTCTTGGGCGCTAATGGTCTTACCGCTTTTATTCCATATTTCTCTTTTATCTGTTCAGATGTATCAAAGATACTGGGGCATGGTCTGCTAAAATCTATCTGTGTATATGCTCCAACATAAGGTTTTAGCAGTCCCTTTTTCACAGCTTCGCTGTCTGCTGGGGCATGTGTAGGCTCTGGCCATATAATAGGTCTCTTGTCACATCTTGCAACCATAAAGAATCTCTTTCTCATGGTTGGCGCTCCGTAATCTGCTGCCACAAGCTCCCTGAACTGCACTTCATATCCTAAATCCTGCAGCTGGTTTACAAATTTATTAAATGTCTTGCCCTGCTTTGTTTTTATTGGATGATGCCCTCTGTTCAGTGGTCCCCATGTCTTGAATTCTTCTACATTCTCCAACATGATTACTCTAGGTCTTACCAGTCCAGCCCACCGGCACGCTACCCATGCAAGACCTCTTATATTCTTATCCTTTGGCTTACCGCCTTTTGCTTTGCTGAAATGTTTACAGTCAGGAGAGAACCAGGCAAGCCCCACAGGATGCCCATTACATGCCTGCACTGGGTCTACCTGCCATACATCTTCACAATAATGCTTTGTATTCGGATGGTTTGCTTTATGCATTGCAATAGCCTTAGGATCATGGTTAATTGCTATATCCACACTAAAGCCGGTAGCTTCTTCTATTCCAGTGGAGGCACCGCCCCCACCAGCGAAATTATCAACTATTAATTCCCCGTTTATCATATTAAGCCTCCATAAAGTCAAACAGCGTAGGTGTTTCTATCTCATTCTCTGCTTCCTGAAGATATCCAACACCATCTCTGAAATAGTCACAGCTCAGTTCTATTCCATAGCCATATCTTTTCATCTTTACTGCCGTCATTGGAACTGTCATTAAGCCTCCAAACGGGTCAAGAACCATATCACCTTCATTACTGTATCTGTTAATGATTCTTTCAACAATATCAAGCTGTAGTGGGCATACATGCATCTGCTGCCTGCGTCTGCTCTGTGTTGTATTAAGTGTTCTCATTCTGTTTATATCATCCCATACGTCAAGGTTATTCCATGAACCGGGAGCGACAACCATAAATGTGGCTGGGAGCTTATCATTTTTATCTAACTCTTCCGCAAGCTTCACATGTTCTTCATAGCTGTATACATTGGAACGGCTGTATTCCCTATAAACTCTCTGTAAATCATCAACACTAAATTCCTTAAGCTCATCTTTGCTTATAAGCCTGTCGCCTGAACTTCTCCAGTATCCGTGAGCGTCTATCTGCCATTGTGCCCTTGTATAATCTTCCTTGGTTTTCTTTACAGGATCATCCGCATATGCATTAGATTTATCTGTTGGAAGTTTTCTGAACAGAAGTATATATTCTGGACAGCCTACCCCCATCTTTGAACCGTCTTTGCATTGTTCAGACCATCCAAGGCGGTATGTCTGGTTATTCTCCCTGACCACATCTGTGACAACTGTTATCATGCCAAAATACTGAAAACCGTATTTCATGTAGTGTTCTATACACTGTGCATGAAACGGCTCTATTGTAGACATTCCAGTTCCTGTAGCATTTCCAAATAATACCCTGTCTTTAACATGGATGGCTGCTACCCTGCCAGGTTCAAGAATCCTTAAAAGCTCCGGTGTAAGGAAATCCATCTGCTCAAAGAACTTTTCTGTATTCTCATTGTGTCCGAAGTCGTTATAATTAGCGCTATACTCATAATGGTTTCCGAATGGAATGGATGTATGTATAAGTCCTACAGAATTACTCTCAATTCTTCTGCACTCTTCAACACAATCATCGTTTACCGCTGTATAATGCTTTCCCTGTACTTTCACTGTCTCAACTCCCATCTTTCTCTCTAACCGCTTTATTTTAGATGCCGGACTTAAACCATATTTCTTTACAATATCAGTCATTTTCTTAACCATGTGATTATGATTCTTCCATTTCTCAAGCAGTGCTTCTTTTATCTGTCTTTCGTTCTCCATGTATATAATGTCTATAACAACTGTATCTGTCTGTAAGAACCTGTAACATCTATGTACTGCCTGAATAAAATCGTTAAACTCATAATCAATCCCCAAGAATATCTCCCTGTGGCAGTAACGCTGAAAGTTACAGCCTGAGCCCGATATTGATTTCTTTGTTGCAAACAGCTTGATTCTTCCCTGCGCAAAATCAATAACACGCTTTTCCCTTATGTCATAATCCTGTGAGCCATATATATCTACAACTTCGGGTATTGCCTTAAGAATTGCCTTTCTTTCAGACTCTAAGTCATGCCACAAAAGGAAATGCTCCTCAGACGAACTCTCTACAATCTCTTTCATTTTTTCAACACGCTGGTCAATGCTGTTTCTTTTTACTTCTGCAGCTTCCTTCAAGCCTGCTGCCGCTTCTGTAAATAACTGCATTTGTCCTGTTTTATCAGATGTATCCCCATAATGTATTGGTATCTCATGCCACCTTACATCAAGTGGAGGTAACACATAGCCCTCATCAGAATATTTCGGATTTACATCTGAAGGTTTCGTTATGAACAACGCCCATGATGAAACCCACAACCAGAATTCATCTTCCATATTCGGGTACAATGTAAGATTATTAGCCTTAGTGCTGTCTCTCTGAAAGAATCTTGTAAGTGCCTGCCCTGTATCCATTATCTCAAGATATCCGGCATAATGTATAAGCTCTTTGTATTTGTTTGGACTTGGCGTTGCTGTGGCTACCAGCTTGTAAGGAACATTCTTGAACTTATCAAGAAATGTCTGGTATGTCTTGCTTCCAAAAGACCTTAAAACACTTGCTTCATCCAGCGATGTTGCAACAAAATAATCTGGTCTTATATCACCATCTCTTACTCTTTCATAGTTGGTAAGCACAATACTGCTGTCACAGGATTCTACTTCTTCCATACTTCTGCAATAAACAGGTGCATCATATCCAAGAACATTCACAGCGTCCTGTGTAAATTCCTGTTTTACTCCAAGTGGAAGAACAATCAAAGCTCTTCCGCCCTCGTGATCTATTACCTGTTTACAGAATTCTATCTCCTGTATGGTTTTACCTAAACCAAAACTTTCAAACAAAGCTCTTCTTCCACCTTTAAGTGCCCATATTACGGCATCCCTTTGATGTGGCTTTAATGCTTTGTTAATATCTGTCGGATTTACTTCAAATCCGCTATCCTGTGCAAGTTCTATCTTGCTTTCTAAAAACTCCTGGTATGTCATTTTTTGAAAGGAACATCGTACGAATCACTCTGGCCAGAGTTCCAGGCTCCTTTCTGATATTCTTATTTCTCTGCTGCCCTCATGCATTTATATGAGCAGTAACATTTACCATTTCTTTTGTAGCCCCATGTCTCTCTGCTTACCGTTATTGTGGATACATATTTACCACATTGTGCACAATAAAACCCAAAGACGTCATTGCGCTTCTTTACTGGGAGACTTCGCCTTTCTGTCAGGCTTATCCCCTTTTACTGTTACCGCGTCACTCAAAGCTGATATACAGGCTTCTAAAGACTTACAATGTTCCTCAATTACCTCACCTAATCGATTCTTGATATACTCAACTGCATCATCTGCTATGTCTTTCATGCCTGGGAGCTTGTACAGCTCTGTATATCCTGCGTAATGGCTTCTGTCTTCACTCGGCTCTCCCTTAAATAAATCTGCTCCTATAAGTTCTTCCTTGACGCGGTACATATCCAGTACCATATTTGCACCATCTTCAATTGCAAGCCCCAGCCTGCCTATCTGTAACAATGTTTCCTGTGTCATTATTTCTCTCTTTCACTAATGTTTATAACTGCTGCCACAACATCTTCTCTGTTCCATTCTGTTTTTTCATCTGGTGGTGCAGTTATTGTCACCCTGCCTAATTCTTGATTTATATCCATTGTATAAATCCTGTTATGTACACAAATCTGATACGCTGCTTCATCAGCACATAAGATTTCCATGATTTCCTCTGTTTCAAGGCTTGAAGTAAATATTTTGTCTCTCAGATGCTTATTATCTTTAAAAAGCTGCTGTAATGCCTGTTCAAGCACATTGTTATCCATAGAATCTTCATACAGATAATTCTTTTCAAATGCATTCATCCATTCTCTGTGGCTGTATACCTGTTCAAAACGCCTTTGACCCGCTTTTATTAGTTTCAAATCTGTTTCTCTGCTTTTGTGTACTGCTTCTGCTCCTGTTCTATGATCTTTTTCACATAAAAACACGGTAAGCCCATACTTTTCTGCTATCTTTCTGTTTGCTACCCCATGCATAACATGGTGCTTTTCTAAGCCGTATGATGTAAGAGGTCCAAAATACCCCTGTTTCTCTGCTCTCATACGACACAAAAAACATTCTTTTGTATTCTGCATTATGCTTCTGCTCATACTCTCCTTTCCCCTCCCATAGCAGGGAGGTCTGCTGCCATATTAATAGTTGCTGTGATATATATACTTAGATAAATAAGTATCTTGTAGACATTTATGGAGTAAAATGCTTCTCCCATTCTGTATTTATGCCATTTGAAGCCATCTTGATTTTTAATATGTCGCTGTGTGCTGACATTCGTATAACTCTCTTTTCAACTTTGCTATTTTCCCTGATACTTGTGTAAGATGATTTACACGCATACTGGTATTAACTGCACTTTTATCCTCATCATATGTAAGAATTGCCTGCCTCAGCCACTCCTGTTCTTTCAGCTCATTCTTGATTCTTTCTTCCTCACTGGCATTTCTCATATTCTGCCTCCATCTTCTTAAGCTCATATTCCATCCACTTTGTAAAATCATGTGGCTCATCCGACCAGCTTATAATATGTCCGCGGCTTACATTTAGGTACTGCTGCCACAAATCCGCATTCTTTACTGGCTTGCCTGTCTTTTTCTTCCAACCGTCCTTTTCCCACTGTTGTGGCCAAGCATTTCTACAACTGTTTAATACATGCTCACATTCTGTATTTATGCGGATTTCACAGTTTTCATGGAAACGCATAAGTGCATGTATTATTGCCTGCAGTGCCGCCTGGTTCTCTGTAACATTTTCAAGCGTGCCCTTGCCGTTTCTAATGAACTCTTTGCCGCTAATAACTATCTTTAAGACATACATGTATGCTACATGCTTACGGACTGCTGGTCCTCTAGCTGTCGTTTGGATGTATATATCTACCTTTTGCATCTCTTTTTCTCCAATCCCGGAGTCTTGCTGTTATATAAAACATGCCATTTACTCCGTTGTAATACACCTGTGATTCCAGAAGAGAATATTCTGGATGCCAAGCTTGTATCTCTGCTTCCCTTGCAGCCTTATCTCTTACAAATGTGTCTATATATTTGCTTACAGGAACATACCGCCCATTTCCGCCTTTTCTCTTAGAACGGACCTTACGAACTCTGAACTGTCTAAGTCCTGTAGAGCAGTTCCACCGCTTCTCATTTTTCTGTCGGTGCTTGTCCTTTGTTATGTACTTTGCCATTCCTACAAGACCATAAGCATCTTCCTCAAGTCGCTTTGACTGGGAACGCTCTCCCAGTTTCCACAACTTCTCACATACATCTCTGTCAAAAAGCCCGTCCATAATAACGTGATGATGCCAGCGCACCTTTGCATCAGGATCATGCTCTGTAACATATATGTACTTGGCTTTAGACAGACCTAACTTCTTGCGCCTGTAATTAATCCGCCGGATGTAATTAGTCATATTCTTTATGGCCTCATCCCAGCATGCTGGGTCATTCCCTTCTGCATATGTAAGCGTCATCCATATATCATCATTTGTGAAATTCTCTATAATCAGTCTTCCACAATATTTAATGGCATTCTTATTGTTCAGGTTTCTTTGAGTTTCTTTATCCTTAATCCTTCCTTCTTCCGGAATGTCCTCTTTCCTGGTGAACTCTGGATATATTTCTATCTCAAGCTGATTACCTGCCCAGATCTCCTTACATGTGTAGACACACCTGTATTTAGTCTTCAGCATGTACTCCATGAAGACCTCATTCATATCTTCTACAGATTTATCAATTGCCGCTTCATAGTCATAGGGAATGTACCTTGTACCTCTTCTTTTCATGTACACCCCTTTTAATAATCTTTTTCGCAGACTTGTTAATATTCATTACAAGCCCAAGAAAAAAGACCATTTTATTAATTTTTCTTGATGTACTTGAACATTTCTGATACAATAATATTGTTATATTTGCAGAGCATTTAATGTTCTAAGTACTAGAGCCGCCGGTCCAGCGGCTCTTTTTATATAGTTGGAAGCCTGTAAGCTCCTTCCGGAACAAAGCTGAATATCTCTAACAATCTCAGCCTTGTGTACCATCTGGCAGCCAGCTCCGTGTTACCATTCCTAAGATTCTCATTAATTCTCTTGTTGTAAGATATTATTAAACCTACACGCCGCATATTATCCTCCTTTCCTAAATTACAATATCCCTTGGTTCATTCGGATTCGTTAAATCCTTTCCCTCGTTATCCCTGAAGAATCTTTCAATCTCTGACTTTCTTATTCTTGTATGAGGGATTTTAAGCACCCTTATCTGATTTGCGTTGATAAGTGTATAAACATACTGTTTAGAAGCTCGCATGATTGTTGCCACTTCCTCCACTGTATACACCATATCCTCCGGCTCTCTCTTTATTGTTGCTATCTTCATAAGCCTGCTCCTTTCCTTAATCTATTTCCTCTTAGGTTCATGGCATAACACCAATATTGTTATGCAGATAATTGCTGTTATCGCTATTGCTGTATAATTCATTTACTTCTCCTTCATCTTCACCCAGTCTTCTACATCTTTCTGTGTCATCTTCATAGGAGCAAGCTTGACTCCCCAGTATTCCGACTCTACTGTTACAACCTCAATATTTTCTTCCTGCATATACCGGAGTAAATCTTCCGGTCTGCCAAAATTGGCATGTTCAGTTCTTATAATCATTGCCTGCTCCTTTCTTGGTATTTAAAGCATTACCATTACTAGCACAGCTATTGAAAAATATATTGGGAAGTTAGGATGTCTCTCGCTGAATGGTATCCTTATAACTTCATAATGCTTAATACCTGATACTTTCATTTTCTTTATAGCTGATAACGCCTGAATAAATGTCTTTGTTCTCTCTTCCATAAATGGTTCATAACTGCGAATTATATATTTGTAGGTTTTATGCTCAATTACTCTCTCACCTCCTCAAATAGTTAAATTTCCAAATATGTGATATAATCTGCTCATCATATATAGGGGGATTAAATATCATGGTTTCTATAATTGTTGCTATAATTTCACTGATTGGCTCGTGCATTGCCATTTACTCGAACTTTATTAAAGACCTTCTTACTTCTAAAAAAGTTGTCTATAAGGAAAGACTGGATAAATTCTATATTCCCTTTTATCAAAAATATTGTGCCGGATTTCTTTCTGACAACAATTTGAGCTCACTTGGTTTTGAAGCACGAAGTATCTTTCTTGATTTATTCACGCAAAATATTCATCTAATGGATGTTCATTCACAATCACTTTATTCTGAATTCTATCTTGCTTTCCTGAATTTACTTAAAGCTGAAAATGAAAATCCAGATTTTGATTTATACACATGCCGTAATGAACTAGACCATGTTTTTAATAAAATGTGTTCTTTTACTTTTGATGAGTACAAGCGTATATTAAGGAAATGCAATCTGCCAGTACCTTTGATATAGCAAAAGCTCCTTTTTTCTCTCGTATGCAAGCTACTACTGCGTATATATTCAGCAATAAAACCACAATAATAACTAAGTAGCCACTCACTCTCTCACCTCCTCGAATAGATAATTGCTTGTGCAAATGTTCTTTTACTCCTATACTTTAATTACTGGTGTTGCAGCACCTAGTTCTAAGAAAGGAGTTTATTTATGCCAATTACATACACCATTATCAACGACTTTACTGAAATTGGAACTTGTGAAGGTCTTCCCATTACTGAACAAGGACGAGCTTTTGTTTTAGTCCCCTCTTCATATCTTGGCACAGTATCAGTTGGAGACACGCTCGTTTCACCGGATGGACAGTATTTAAAAATTTATATGGATGACTATGTTCTTGAAAACAATGAGTTAAAAGCTATAAAATTCTTCTATGAATAGCTTATTCTTCCCTGTATTAAGTTCTTGTTATTGAAATACAGGGAAGTTTTTCTCCTGCTTTCCATCCATTCTTATGATTAAATACCTTTGTTCTTTGATAGCCATCATCATGTGGAACGCTTACAATA